CTTCTTGGTCTCCCCAGTATAATCCGCTTCCTGATGCCCAGAGTGATGTGTAACCGGGTGCTGATGTAACACTACCGCTCGTAAAAGTAATAGCACCTGATACATCTAATTTAGCTTTAGGTGCTTCAGTACCAATCCCCACAAGTTGACTACCTTTAGCATACATTATAGGATTGCCACTAGAACTTCTGACACGCATTGCGTAACCACTGTCGTTTCCTAAATCAACTCTAAAATCTCCTTTACTATCAACTCTTACATATTCTCCAGCGGTGTCTGTTTTGAGAGATAAATATCCTGTTTTTGCTTGTAGAACTGTGTCTCCACCAGTTGCTACCTGAAATGTAGTATAATTAGAACCATCATAAGCGAGTGTCAATTGTGGATTACTGGCATCTAAAATTGTTAATCTTCCACTATTTATTGAAGTCGTATTATTTATAGATACAGCGCCACCAGAAGCTATTTTCATCAAATTGGTAGTATTGTCTTTAAATTGAATATCACCATCAGCTTCAAACTCCATAGATGCGTGTGAACCACTTCTAATCGTAATTGGTGCAGCCGTTCCTTGGTCGTTATATATATCAAATTGACCATCATAGAAGAAAGTCATATTAGCATTAGCGTCCAGTTGGAGGTTTTCCACAGAAGCTAAAGTAACGTGACGAGTTGCATACAAATATGCATCTTTCTGATAGTTAGTGCCAGTTGGTTTAATTCTAAAGAACTCACTAGAAGCTACAGAACCTGACATATAAGTAGTTGCACCATCGGTAGTACTTCCTGTGGCGTGTCTAAATCTAGTATATCTACCCCTTACACTCCAAATATCTGTATAAGCATCATCTGTAGTACCTAGAGCTTGTCCAGCGTTACCAGCTAAGACCGCTGCATAAGTATCCTCTACACCTATTCTTTTTATATCAGTAAACGCAACACCTGTAGTGTCTTGGAATCTTGATGTAATATTTGTACCACTAACGTGAAATGCTGTGGCAGGTGCGGTTGTACCTATACCTACTTTACCATCACCTGCAATTCTCATTCTTTCGGTATCGTCAGTAGCAAACTTCATAGGGATGTTCTCATATCCCCAAATATTATTTTCGTCATCCGTATTACTATGAGTAATTGCTAATCGAGAACCATCAGCGTCATCAGCAATTAATAATCCGTTAATTACAGAACTATTATTATTGTTTTTTAATTTTAAAGAAAATTTACCATTTACACTACTTGTTAATACTAATTTTTCATCAGTACTATCATATGTCATCGCAGAAACGCCACCAAAAGCACCAGCATTGTTATATTGTATGTAAGTATCAGAACCACCGGGTGTGCCACCACCACCGCCACCTGCTGCCGTAATTGTAACTGAACCCGTTCCCACAGTGGGTGAAAGGGTAATATTATCTCCAGCAACTAATTTTGAAACACCTATGGCACTAGAACTAGTTATATATTTTTCGATTGACTTTTTACCGTGCGGTAATATTCTTCTAGATAATGGCATACATAATACCTACGTGACGTAGGTTAAAAAAGTTTGTGGGGGTTTTTATACAGACCCCCAACTGTTACCGTGCTCCGAAGAGCTGATTTTATTCTATCTAAGCTGTGTTGATAACAACTACACCAGTTTCAGGTCGTATGACTTTGAGACCGTATCTCATAGACATATATGAACCGACAATTCCAAAACCGGGATTTGCTTCTTCTACAGTCAATGGTCGTCTTTCGACGTAAGCCATTTGTTTAACCTTAGAATCAAAGACACCAAACCTTGCGGCAGGTATCCAAGCACTAGTGTAAACATTAAGACCGTACAATTGTCCAACAAGACCGTTAATGGATGTATCTTGGAATCCTCCCAAGTTACCACCACTGTTACGTGGAGTTCCACCTGCTAAATCTGCTGCAATAGTGAAGTCAGCTAAGTCAAGCAAAGACCTGTAGTGTGCAGGTGATATAAATACCGTGTCTGCATTGTATCCCATATTACCAATCAATTCGATTGCGTTAGTAATATCGGCCAGTCTTAGTTTTCCTGCAACTCCAGAAGCTGCGGCCACATAGTGACTCTTCTGCAATTGTGTATCAGAGGTAAGAGCATAGTTATATAATCTTCCTGTATCAACTGCACCACCACTACCAATGAATCCACCATATATATTAGCGGAAAAATCAGTAATCGATGATGTTGCAGGTCCTTCTGCTGAAGCTACGCCAATGTTTGCTGCACTTAGTCCTGTTCCTAAACCGGAATCATAAAGACCAAGTAATGCATAAACAATGTGTTTCTCCAAATGCCTGTCAACTGCTCGACGTGCTTCGTTAAGGGCCAACTCAACTTCGTTGAATCGGGAATCCTCAATCATTCTACGGGTAACACCCACTGCAATACCCCACTCATTAACAGATACTCTCTCGGAGCGCATCTTTGTGTGTTGGTATTTAGGAGTGGAACCTTCATCTATCTGTTCCATATTCATTGATGGAAGACCAAATGTAATATCTATGTCTCCACCAGTGTCAGTAGTCATACGTTCACAAAATAGGCTGACAGCTGGAATATCGGTTGTTCGATAATCCACGAGTGCGTCTTTATAATCTATAAGGACTCTATCTCCTGTGCCTCCTGTTGCGGCGTATGAACCAGTGTTATTGGACGTTAAAAGTCCTTCTTGTGTTGTAACCATATTTAATCACCTATCCGAAAACCACCTTTTTAAGGGATAAACCATCTCCAGTAGTTAATGCAGTATCTACATATATTGCTACTACTTGTCCCAAATTCTTCTGTTCTGTGGTTGCTGCTTCTAAATACATACCTGCTGCTAACCCCATAGTCAGTTCTGCTCCGGCAGCTATTGTTCCTGAACAAAATGTGTTCAAGATAACTCCCTTCCCTGTTACCACATTTACTACATTACCGGAAGTAGCTGCTGTAAGCGATACTCCCAATCCTGATGCTCCACTAACATCAATAGGTCCTATTTGACCTGTAGATTCCATACCTACATAGTCCCCTGATGCTATTGTTTCACCTGCAATAAATGGTAATATTCTAGCGGGTGCCCCGCCATCATTTATAATTATTTCTGTTGCCATAATTAATCACCTATTTCTTATTAAATCGGATTTCTCCTCTTTTATTCATAGAGAACATTCTCTCTACTTCTGGTTCGGCCTCTACAGCCTTTTCTTCCGAATCTTTAGCGATACCTTTACCGAAAGTTTTTTCGGTTTCTGGTGCCTCCATTGACTCTAATGCTTCCATAAAGCCTGAAAGTTTGTTATCTTCCCATTGAGTTAATTCTTCAGTACGGGAGTCTTTCTTATCCTCTTCGACTCTTCCCAATAACAGTTCTTTAGAGATAACATTGCCAACAAGTTCATCTTTGATGCGCTTTGATTCTGCAATTGTTCTCTCCTCCTCTGCTTTTTGGAAATCTGCGACGAGTTTAGTAGCCTCTTCGTACTTACCTTCTAACTCTTTATGGGAGGTTGTAACTTCTTCCAGTTGCTTTTTGTATGAAGCAAACTCTCTTTCCAAAATCTTTTCAGATTCGCTTTTTACTACTTCCTCGCTCATATTATCGACCTCTTTATGTTCTTCACCGTCGTGGGTGCATTGGCACGTTTCCTCTGAATGTCCTCCACAACCACAATCTTCTTCGGTTGCAAATGCTCTTTCAGTTTTTGTACCACATTTCGTATCAATTGTACATTCCCCACAAACGGGTGTTGATATTTCATTGTCTATAAATGAAACTTCAACCGGTCTGATGTTAGTGGCATATGAATCACCCATAACATCGACATCTTTCGAAAGCCAGTCTATACTGACGTGCGTGATGCCACCGTCTTTTACTTTTTCTATCACTTCAGCTGTTCTTTCTGTAGGTTCAAATACTTGAGCCTGCATCGTTACAGCTATCTTTCCATTTTCCATCTCCTCTATTTGAGGGTTAAATGCCTTTCCGATTAAATCTTCAGGCGTTCTTTGATGATTGTAATATATGGGTAAGTCATTGAATGCGTCCAAACTTTCTTTAAGGATGCTAGGTTCAATGAAAACCTTTTGGTCATTGCCATCAACTTCGTAGTCGTGCCGACCAGATGTAATAGCTTTAATTGGAAATTCCCATAAATCCTTTTTACCAGAAACTTCCTTAATGTTCTCAACATCTAATTTGAAATCTAAAGCAAATTTTCTTTGGGTCTCAGCGCTGTTAGTAATTCCAAATTCTTTTTCCTGACCATTTTCTTCTGCCCACATTAAACACATTCCTTGAGCCATAGATTCAGAACTCTCTATACCTCTCTTTTTTAATCGGGGGCTTAACTCTAATACACATCTTTCAAACGTACTCATACATTCTCCTTTATCACAAGTTCTTTTTTAATGCCACTACCTTTTCTCTTGTTACCTGATTTGTTTTTAGAAAGTCTTTGTTCTGTACGTTTACCTTCTTCTTTTTTATCTTGGTTTTTTCCACCGCTAATGTTAACATTAGGTTCAGTAGGTTGTATTTCTACCACCCCTTCAGCATCTAGTCCTCTCTCGGACCTTACTTCTGAGGAAGCTAATACTCCTTCTGATAGATATATCATATCTGTCTTAGCTTTTGTAAAGGCATCTTCTAAGTTAAGTGAACGGAAAACAAATCGGGCATCGCCGAGTTGTGGCATAAGTTGTGAATTGATAGATGATTCTACAGCTTTTTGTAAATATTTTACATAAGGTTCAAAAATAGGTCTTGCCTCAGCTGGGTTAGACCACATTGTTCTAGGTACCTTTAAAGCCATATGAATCTTATCTAATAAGTCATCTGTAAATTTACCATATTCAAAGGCACGGTCAGTACCTTCAAGTTCTTTAATTTCAATATCATTACCGTGAATTATATCTTCACCGGGTTCTAAAGTATTAAATGTTTCAACAATTTCATTAATCTTATCAGGACCATAGGGCATATCAGGGAGCCCGCAGGAAATGTCGAAACGAGAGACCGCATATTTATTTAGAGCGGCACCAATGTCACGCTCTGCATAATCCTTTAGGTCTACTAAGTATAAAATGGTATGGATGTCTGAAAGTCCATACGCGTAATCATCAAATGGATTGTTTTGTAATTCCACTATTTCATCTGGATTAAAACGAACATCTTCTTGGTCTGCACCAACAGATTGGTAATACCACATTACCTGACCGTGTTCGTTTCTTTTAACATACATATTTTGAGAAGAACGTAAAACTAGGTTGTCTCCAGTCCATTCTAAATATCCTGAACCAAAGATTCGAGCATTACGTAGCCAACCATAGATTGTCATATCAATATTGATATCAACAAACATCTTCTCGATTCTTTCTCTTAACTCCTTATCTTCTGTAACGATGTCATAACCGTCCTTTACTGCATAAAGGCAAGGTAAGTCAATTAAGGAACGTACAATTGGGTCTGCGAGATAAACATTCATATAGGTTCTATTGTCACCTATGTGTTGCTCATAATTTCTCATCCCTTGAGAGTGGGAAAGTTTTAACCTTCTTATTATACCGTCTCCAAAGCTACGAGGTTTGTCTTCCGGAGTGGAAGGATTACTGCCCGTAACAGCGAAAAAACGGCGTATACTATCACCAAGACCCATTGGTATCAAATAATAAATAGACGGGTCAGATATTTAAAGTTATTGCTTATAATCCGCGTATATAGCGCTTTCTAGAGCTAGAAGTTCGTCTTCCGGTAGTAGTTAGAGCGCTTCTGCTATGTCTTCCTTGTGTCATAGCTTTTGACTTCTTTCTAATAGTTGCACCAGTCAAAGATGCGCTAGCAGGAAGCATAGAAAGAGCAGAATGTACTCCTAACATACTACTATCGCAATAATCATCGTGTTTTCCACTAGGAGCTGATATTTTCTCGGTTTTTTGAGTAGAATCCATAATATATTCTAAAAAACAGTGTTCTCGGTACCATTTCCACATTAATTTTTTTGCTTCCCCTTCTTGAACATCCGGGTTAGGTACTCTGATAGCGTTTTTTTGAACAAATGATACATAATCACGATAAGCATAAGTTTTTGTCCCCCTCGGTCCACCTGTAAAAACAAAAGGTAAGAAATGTATACTTCTTGGAATACATTGCAACCTTATGTCTTGTTCGACCGCACCCCCAATACCCGTTGCGTCGATAATAACACGAGCGGCAGAAAAATCATCAGCCACAGACATAATTCGTTCTCTCTGATAAGGTATATCGTGTCCTCCAGACTTCGGTCCGATTTCTTCCAAGTAGATAAGTCGTGCGATA